GTATCAATTGCATCAACATACGAATCTAACAGAGTTGTGGTATCGTCAATTGATATATTATCATCAGAAACATTCTGACCTTGAAACTCTTCAAAAGTTTCTGCTACCTTAAATTCATGTGTGTCGACCTCAAGTATCTTATCAACAAATGTATCAAACAAATATGGGTCAGACTTATTGACTACCACAAGCTTGACAAACTTTTGTACTAAGTTACTTAGATCGTATTGTTTATTATAATCCATTTTACGATCATCATAAACAATTTTTTCAAATAAATTTAAAGTATTTTGTACTGGTGTCAAAGTTCTTGTTTTGGTATCAATGACATGAAAGTATTTAGGATCATGAGCATCTGCCCATGTAAATTCCATTTGAGCTCCAAGGTAATTAATATTACCTTGTGTCGACTTAGTATGAAAATGACCAGTCAGCACGGTTTCAAATCTATCGAATGCCTCAGTACCCATACCGTGAGTATTAATTACGCCTTTCATAAGTTCAAACCCGTTCAACTCTAGATGAGCACCTACCCATGATGCATCGCAAGAACTTAAGAACTTCATTGTATCATGATAGTTTTCATTATTAATCCAAGGGACTAGAGCAATACGAAGACCTTCGTAATCCATTACAGTTGGCTTCATAACAATATTTACATTGTTAGTATAGTAACCCATCAGTTCTTTTAATGAACATAACTCATTTGTTGATTTGTAAAATACATCATGATTACCAGGGATAATATCCATAGTAATACCTTCTTTCTTTAAGACATTCAAAAAGCAACTACGATTAGAGTTCAGTGCCTTAAAGTTAATATATCTACGATGATCATAATAGTCGCCAAGGTGGATAATGTTTTTAATATTATGTTTCTTTAAGTATGGAAAGAATACTTGGTCGTAAAATCTTTCCTGATATTCAATAAAGATATCTGATGAATTACGTGCACCACAATGAGTATCATTAATCACTGCAATATGCATTATTTTTTTTCCTTACAATTATCAAAATGCCATTGTTTCATTTGAGGTATACCACCAATCTTGTTACAATAAAGGCACTCAATTTTAGGTTTTTTCTTACCAATTTTTGCTAATGACATTTTTTTCTTTGTTTCATCTGAACATTTTTGTAATCCAGTTTTTCCTTTATTCCAAGCCGTGTTTCCTTTATTTGCTTTACTGATTTTTTCTGCAGTTTCAGGACTACATTTATATTTTCTACCATACTTCGGATGGGGTTTTCCAGTTTTACCTAACCAAACTTTAGCATTATTTTCAGATATTTTTTTCCTAGTTTCTTCTGTCTGTAGATGACCATGAAAGTTTGGGTTTTTTTCACCAGTCATGCCATACATAGGATTAAGTATGCCTTTCATACTTTCTGTGTTTGTGAACGGCTCATAATCAACACCCTCAATAAGTGGCGTTGGATTTAAGCCAAACCAACTGTGCTTGTTCACAAATTCTTGAGAAGCTATATAAATATTTTTAGACATGATATGACTCCTTACTAGTCTTATTGTGTTTAGAGGGAGAGTGTTATCTTGCCAGATCACTCTCCTTTGTTTTTATTTATATGTTATACCATAAACAGTTCAATGCCCTTCTTTGTTTTTTCTTGAGCAATAAGGGTTTTCATTTTAGTATCTGCCGTTCTAACTCGGTCAATTCTATCACGCAAGTAATCAACAAATGGCTGGTTGATAGCAGCATCATATTCGCTTAACGAATCAATTTGCATAAGGTCTTCAACAGAAGCCATTTCAATAAACCGAAATTTGATTTCTTGTTGTTTCTTTTCTTTTGCAAGTCTTCTTAAGAATGCATAGAAACAAATTTGAGTAAAGTATGAGAATGCATTAGGAGTACCAGTTCTGGTAGCTGCATCAATATTATAGTTTAAGATTGCACGAAGGCAATTCTCTACTCCGTCCATTACCATTTCTTCACGATAGGTATATCGTATGAAGTTTGATTTATGTGACAGGCCTTCAGATATTTTTAAAAAGGATAGCGCAATATAGTCAGGAACAATCGGAACTGGTTTTTCTTGTTCCTTTGCTAAGATAACGCTTTTGACATAATCAACAACCGCTAGTGAGAATTCTTTATTGTTGACATAGTTGACAGGCTTCTTTGCTATCATGGTGTGTACTCCGCATAAGTGTATTATATATTATACAACAGTTTCACATAAATGTAAACAAATAAAATAATTGTTGACAGATCTTGAAAAATGGTATATAATAATAACTATGGTTCGGCGGGGGAATATACTAGATTAGTACAAACCAATATTGCTACAATTATTATTGTATTATCAGTTTGCACTAGTATATTATTGTTGTTGTTGACAGATCTATGAATATAGTATATAATAACTACTATGGTACGGCGAGGGAATATACTAGACTAATGTATCGTTGGTGGTATTTCATCTATTGATTCAATATCATATTCAGAATCATCATCGTATTCATCAATATTTATATCATTGAACTCATGTTCAGTACTTTCAGTATCAAGACACATACGAATGTATTTTTCCTTAACACTATTCGAGCATTCAGCAAATGATATAATATGCATTTTAGATAGACCACATATATTTGATTTAGCTAACGGATGCCAGTCAGTAAAGTAGAATGCCTGCGAGTCCTTGTCGGCCATATTATGTAATTGCATTGCATTAGATATTAAAATAATATCCTTATCATCCTTTGTTACATATGATATAATATCTTCGCCTGAGGATAATTTAAAGTGCCTAATATCAACATCATCTAGTTCTTTCACAGTGCTACCTCATATATTTTATAGGTGAAACGTTCTTTTGTATATATTTGAATTCTTTGTGCAGAATGTTGTAAGGTATAGTTTTTATGATTCTTATAATGAAGATCATCTGCTATATCATATAACACCGTATCACGACCATCATCAGATTTCCTTAGCCCACGACCAATTGATTGTAGGACTCGAATTTGCGACTTTGATGGTGATGCAAATATAATATTATGTATATTCCGAATATTAATACCAGTAGAGAATACACCAGCAGAAGCAACAATAATAGCATTCTTTTCTGTTTCGACAATACGTCTAAATGCTTCACGATCATCGACTGGCGTTTCGCCTGATACATAAAATACTTTACGCCTTTCATGTGCTCTTTCGGCTATCATATTATATAGGGGTTTACCTTGCTTAACCACATACTGAAACAAGACTAAAGTATTTCCATCTTGGTCTAATGCCAGATTAGATATAAACTTATTACGCGGTTCATGTTGAACAATAAAATCAATTTCGTCTTGATATGTTGCTTTTTTCAAATTAAAGCAATGATCATTATGATACTTCAATAACAATATATTGATTTTAAGTTTAGCAAGATCACCAGCATCCATCAATGTCTTTGTTGTCGTTACATAATAACAAGGACCAAAGAGTCCTTCAAGAACTAATTTATGAGTCTGAGCTCCGTCTAGTGTGCCGGTTGTACCAAAACGATATTCGGCATCTTTCATCTTTGTCAGTATTGATATGAGCGACTTAGCCTTAAAGTTATGAGCCTCATCTCCAAAGACTACGCCAAACTGAGAAAACCATTGTTGTGGTAATTTATATATTGATTGCCATGTAGAAACAATAATTCGTTTTCTAAGATCTAACTTTTCTTTACCAGAATAGATCATATGGCAAAGTTCATCGCTATCAAACGATTCATCAAATGTTGCATAGTCCTTAAAGTCAGTACACATTTGTTGAACAAGAGAAGTAGTCGGCACAATCACTAAAATCTTTTTGTCATTGTTCTCTAGGTAATATCTAATCAGTAAGTAAATAATTAATGACTTACCAGAACCAGTCGGTGATATTAACATTGCTTGTTTATTTTGCAGTCCTTCTTGAACCGCACGTATTTGATAATCACGAGCCTTGATGACTTTACCATTAGATGCTAGTGGTATTTTATCGATAAACGACATATCAACCGTACCATCAATTGAGCCTGGGTAACCATAATAACTGTCATGTTCTACTTCAATAGAATAGCCACGACCTTCTGCATTTGCAAATTCTTGAAGATATTTAAACAGACCGCTGTATAGTTCACGAGTTCTTGAATCATATAGTCTAACCTTGCCGTCCCACATCTTGTTCTTATATGATGGCATAAATTTATAGCCTGGCACATAAAAGGTAAAAAAGTCCGTAAGCTCATTCATAACAGAAGGAGATGCTTCTACATATAAGTATGCATGATTCTTTTTACGAACTTTTATTATATCCACTTTATCCACCAGATGTAAATTGACGCCATTTAATTATATTTGAAATACTTTGATGTTTCCATTTTAAAGTTTCCATTATTTCAGATAAAGTCTCTACTAATGTTTTAAGGTATTCAATTTTACCTTGTGCTTGTTGAATATGAATATCACTATTATAAAAATGGTCCATATCACCTTTCAATACTTTAAGACCAGATAGCGGATCATAACCCCAACCAAGAGCATCAATATCTGTCTTTGACATTTTTCCATTATACCAAAGCCACTTATCTTTTAGTAGTACCTTAAACTCCATTTCTTTTTTCTTAAGCTGAAGTTTTGTTACAGATAACAATTCAAGGTACTTTGAATGTAACTTTGCAGATTTGATTGTCGTATCATCAAGATGCATTTCATCAATTACATTATCTTTTTTCCACATTTCTAACACATCATCTAATTTCATCATATTAAATTTTTCCAATAATTGAGTTCATCATCCATTTATTTTTTTCGTGAGCGGCTAGCCTAGAAGTCATCAGGTCTGATATATCATATGCAGTAAATCGTTCTGCCTCTACATATGTTGTTTTAATCAAATCAATGACCACTTTGTTGTCGTCAACTAGATTATATATCATAGTGTCAAACGAGCTATTTGGTTCGTTATCACATTCAATTTTTGAATACTGTGAAAACTCATCAAAGGACCCTGGGACTAGTGCATTAAGCGTTCTGATAGACTCTGCAATTAAATCCGTTGCATCATGAATTTCTTCATACATTTTTCCAAGAAATTTGTGGTACTGTACAAAGTCAGGCCCAGTAACATTCCAATGATACTTGTGTATTTTTAATTGATATGCATATGTTGTTGCTAATAAAATAGTCAGTGCACGTACTAATTTTTGGTTTTCCATTATGTAATCCTAAAGTAAGAATATTTAAAAGTGGCAGATGCAACCAGATACTCTACATCTGCTACGGTTGAATCAAATTGTACTGCCCCTAAGTTAGTAGGATATGCATCAACGAACTTAAACTCT